GTGAGATCGCTGAGCTTGAAAAAGAATTGCAAAGGGCGAACACCTTTGTGGTTCAGGCTCAAGCCACAATTTCAGCCTACCAGATGTTGCTCAGGCGCTTGGATGCGCCTGAGCCTGAGCAGCAAACGGAGCTAGGAGCACAAGATGGCTGACGCAGTCACTTCACAAACCATCCTTGACGGTGAGCGGCTGTTCATCGGAAAGTTCACGAACATCTCTGACAGCGGGGGCGAAACGGCGGTCGTAAAGATCGACGTCTCCACCCTGAACCCAAACGCAGCCGGGAATGCCTGTAACGGCGTCAAGATCAACAAGATCTGGGCGCAGACGCAAGGCATGGCGGTTGACATCCTGTGGGATGCCACCACCGACTTGATCTGCGAGACAATCCCGGAAAACCAGTTCTACCTGATGGATTACTCGTCGTTTGGCGGGCTTCCGAATAACGCAGGCGCTGGCAAGACCGGAGACGTCTTGTTTACCACGGTCGGCGCAGCGGCAGGTGATCGCTACACCATCACGATGGAGTGCATCAAGACCTATGGCACGCAGCCGTAAGGTGATGTGATGTCAGAAGTCATGCTGTGGAACACCGTCTTGTCCGTGTTGCTGGGTTTGATCGGTTGGGTTCTCAAGGAGAAATCCTACGAACTCAACCGGATCACCATCCTGCTGAACCGTACACGCGAAGAAGTCGCCAAAGAATATGTCACCAAGGTCGAGGTGCACGCTGACATCAATCGGGTGATGACCCGGCTTGAGGTTTTGGACGCGAAACTGGATCGGCTGATCGAAGGTTATCACTCTGATAGGAGCGTGAAATGAGCAAGTCTCTGAAATACGTGTCGGACTTCCAGTTTCCCAGCGAGTGCGGGTTTACTGGCTCGACCGGCAAAACCATGGTCAAGGGTTACGCGCGCGGCGGTCACGCCGACGTGGCCAAAGACAAGGCCATGATGAAGACCGCCGTCCACAAGCATGAAAAGAGCATGCACAAGGGCGAGCCTCTGACCAAGATGGCCATGGGTGGCGCTGCTAAGGCCAAGGACGCGATGCGCAACGAGCGCGCTGAGATGTCCCGCATTAAGCAGGAAACCCGCAGCGAGCGTAAGGATGCAGGCGAGGAGATGTCGCGCGTCCGCAAGGAAATGCGCTACGACGAGGCCAAGCTGAAGAGCGACATGCCGATGCGTAAGCAATACCCGACCAACCGCAGCGAGCCGATGATCAAGGCAATGGCGGGCGGCATGATCAAGGACAAGAGCAAGCTTGGCATTGAGGGGAACAAGAACCCCGGCGAGACCAAGATGCACACCGCGCCAGACCTTCCCGGTCCGAAGACCATGATGAAGCGCGGCGGCATGACCCCCAAGCAGGAAGCCAAGGTGAGCCGCGTCATGGGCGAGTTCAAGGCTGGCGATCTGCACTCGGGCAGCAAGTCTGGCCCGATGGTCAAGAGCCGCAAGCAGGCCATCGCCATTGCCATGTCTGAGGCGGGCAAGAAAAAGAAGTGACTTTCTCTTTCAGGGGGGTTGGTCTATAATTCCCCTGAACAAACTCCCGAGGCGTGCTGAACCAGCGGCCAGCTTTGATCACGCGGCGGAGACAGTATGGCCTATTCCGGGAATGTGAGCGGCACGACGTTTAACGCTCTGAAGGTGGTAGATCACGCCTTCAGACGCTGTCGTTTGCCCGCTCAGGCCATCACCGCCGAGATGCAAACCTACGCGCTCGACTCTCTTTACCTGATGCTTTCTGAGCTCGCCAACATCAAGACGCCCAGCTGGTGCATCGAGCAACTCATCCTTCCCATGTATGAGAACCAGCCGCTGATCACGCTGCCGCCTGGCACCGTTGAGGTCTTGAACCTGAACTACCGCGTGCTGCAGCTTTTGGACGGGGCTACGGTCACCACATCCACCAGCTACACCGTCAACTTCACCACGCAGACGGTGGTAAACACGGTCGGCATCAAGTGGTCGGCGGCTGCCGTGCCCGTCAACTTCCAAGTCAGCACGAATGGCTCGTCGTGGACGACCGTGGGGACATCAAGTGTCACGGCATCGGCTGGCGAGATCACGTGGACCGACATCAGCGGCGCCCTGGCCTATGCCTATTTCCGCATCGTGGCGACCAGCGGCACCCTGAACTATTCGGAGATCACGCTGGGCAACCTGCCGCAGCAGATCCCGCTCGGCCAGTTGAACCGCGACTCGTATGTGAACCAGTCGAACCTGCAGTTCCCCAGCCGCCCGAGCAGCTACTACTTCCAGCGCGACCTGCCGGAGCCTGTGGTTTACCTTTGGCCCGCGCCGTTCTCGGCGGCGGAGCAGGCGCAGCTGATCCTGTGGCGTCACCGCCAGATCATGGACACCGAGAACCTTCAGCAGGAGGTTGAGGTGCCGCAGCGCTGGCTGCAGGCCATCGTCGATGGTTTGGCCAGCAAGGTCGCCGCCGAGACGCCGCAGGTTGACGTTGCCTTGATGCCTATCTTGGACCAGCGTGCGGCAGTGAGCATGCAGCGTGCGTGGGACGGCGACAATGACGGCTCGCCGATCCAGATCAACCCTGGCATTAGGGCGTACACCGCATGAGCAATTCGCTGTACCTCGATCCTACGGGCCAACCGACATACGGTATCGGGATTTGCGGACGCTGCTCGCGCAAGATGTTTCTTTCCGAACTGGCCCCGGACCCGAACTATCCGGGGCTGATGGTTTGCCAAGAAGACCGCGACCAATACGACCCATATCGCCTCGCCCCTCGCCGACCGGACCAGATCGTGCTCCCGTTTGTACGCCCCGACACGCCGATCAACACACGCCCCGCCGGGTTGATCCAAGAGCAAGGCAACGAGTTCATCATCACCGAAGATGGTGACGGATACCTGGAGCTATAAATGTCAGACGTACCCAGCAATCTGATCCCAACCCGCGTCACGCAGCTCCCCGTCGCGCCTGTGGCCGACGAAAACTCGCTGATGATGATCGTCTATCAGGGCAACAACTACCAGATCCGGGTGGGTGACCTTCTGAGCGTGGCTGGCGTTCCGACGTCGCGGCAGGTGATCGCTGGCACGGGCCTGCAGGGTGGCGGCCAACTGTCCTCCAACGTCACGCTGTCGATCGCCAACGGCGGCGTCGGGTCAACGCAACTGGCCAACTCGGGCGTGACGCCGGGCTCCTATGGTTCGGCCACCGAAATCCCTGTCCTGACCGTTGACACCACGGGCCGCGTCATGGCGGCCACGACGATCCCGGCGACGATATCTGGTTATGTGCCGGAGAGCCGTCAGGTCATCGCTGGGACGGGCCTGAGCGGTGGCGGGGCTCTGACGGGCAATGTCACGCTGACGGCCAACCTGTCGAATGCCACGCCGCTTGTTTTGGATGGCACGGGCACGGCTGGCGTCTCGACGAACATGGCTCGCGCCGACCACCAGCACCCGGCAGTTGATCTTTCCGACCAAGCGCAGATCAATGGCATCTTGCCGCTCGACCAAGGCGGCACGGCACGCAGCCTCGTTGCTGACGCTGGTGCAATCATCTGGTGCGGCGCTGATGGCCTTTATGTCGGCCCGGTCGGAAGTGCGGGCCAAGTTCTGGTGTCGAACGGCTCCAATGAATACACGTGGGGCTCGGCGATTCTGGTCGTGGATCAGCCCGCCAACGTCATCTACGCGGGGCCTGCGGCCGGGGCAGACGCGCCAACAACATTTCGCGCCATGGTCAACGCCGACCTGCCTGCATCCGGCGTCTCGGCAAACACCTACGGCTCATCCACGGCAATCCCCGTCCTGACCGTCAATGCCAAGGGCGTCATCACCAGCGCCACCACGGCGAGCTTCACGGGCGGTCTGTCGTTTCAGGGCGGCTGGAATGCATCAACCAACACGCCGACCCTTGCGTCTGGGGTGGGGGTAAACGGTTATTACTACATCGTGAGTACAGCCGGATCCACAAACTTGGACGGCATCACCGATTGGCAGATCGGCGACTGGGCGATCTTCAACGGGACTGTCTGGCAGAAAATCGACCAAACAAACCTCGTGGCCTCGGTCAACGGGCAGACCGGCATTGTCGTCCTTGATTATGCCGACGTCGGCGCGCCATCGACATCCGGCACGGATGCCACGGGGACGTGGTCTATCAGCGTGACGGGCAATGCGGGGACCGCGACCAATGTGGCTGGCGGTGCGGCCAACAAGATCGTCTACAACACTGGATCAAACACCAGCGCCTTCATCGACGCGCCCGCTGTCACTGACAGGTTCCTGAAGTGGAACGGGTCGGCCTTCGTGTGGGACGTCGCAGGATCCGGCACGGTGACATCTGTCGACGTGTCCGGCGGCACGACGGGCCTGACCACCACTGGAGGCCCGGTCACAACGTCTGGCACGATCACGATTGCGGGCACGCTTGCTGTGGCCAATGGCGGCACCGGGGCTACGGACGCAGGCACCGCCCGCACCAACCTCAGCGCGGCCGCCTCTGGCGCGAATGCCGACATCACCTCCATGACCGGCGTCACGGGCGGCATCAGCTCGCCGGACTTCATCCAGTTCGACACCACGGCCACTGTGGTGGACGCCACCGGGCGGCTCTATTACGACGATGCCGACATGTTCCAGACGCTGGCGTTCCAGATGAACGGCGCGGTGATCCAGCATGTCGGCGAGGAGATGTACTACCGCGTCAAGCTGTCGGCTGGTGCATCTAAGGGTCAAGTGCTCATGTTTACGGGCACGCTGGGCGCGAGCGGCGGTTTGACGGCTGCCCCCGCCACGGGCCTGACGGCTGACCAAGCCAGCTCCATCCTCGGCGTTGCTATGGAGACCGGGATCACCAACGACTGGATCACCGTCGTTGAGTTCGGCGAGATCAAGGGCATTAACACCACGGGCGGCGCTGAGGTTTGGGTTCAGGGCGACGTGCTTTACTACAACCCGGCTGTCACGGGCGGTCTGACCAAGACGAAGCCGAACACCCCGAATGCCATCGCCCTTATGGCTGCCGTCGTCTACGCGGATGCCTCCAACGGCATCCTGTTCGTGCGTCCAACTTTCGGCTCGGTTTTGGGTGGCACCGACGGCAACGTGCAGTTCACCTCGCTGACGGGCGGCGATGTCATCGTCTACGACAGCGTCGATTCGCGCTGGGAGAACCGGACGCAATCCACGCTCGCCGTGGGGACAGCCACCAATCTCGCAGGCGGCGCGGCCAGCCAAATCCCGTATCAGACCGGCGCAGGTGCCACTGCCTTCTTGGCCAACGGCACAGCGGGGCAGGTGTTGCTGTCGAATGGTGCGAGCGCGCCCAGCTGGGGCGGAATGGATGGGGGGACGTTTTGATGAATAAGCTATCGCGTTGCTCCGAATTTAAGGGCATAATGCCCGCCAACCACCTTAGAAAGAGGTAACAGCCATGCCGCAGACCGGATTTACTCCGATTCAGCTGTACCGCAGCACCACTGCCAGTACAGTTCCGCTCGCCGCAAACCTGAGCCCTGGCGAACTTGCGATCAACATCAACAACGCTGACATGGCGTTGTACGCGGAAAATGCGTCTGGTACGGTCATCAAGATCGCGAACAACCCGGCGGGCCTGACCTATCCGACAGCAGACGGAACTGCGGGTCAGGCTGTGGTCACAGACGGTTCTGGAAACCTGTCGTTTGGCTCTGCGGGCATCTCAGCTGGCAAGGCAATCGCCTTCACCCTGATTTTTGGATAAGGAGATAAGCTATGGCCGCGCCAAACATCGTCAACGTCACCTCAATCATCGGCAAGTCTGCCGTGGTTGACCTCACCACCACCAACGCGACGCTCGTCGTTGAGAATGCTGCCGCGAGCGGCAAGGTCTTCAAGATCGAGTCGCTGATCATCTCGAACGTGGACGGAACCAACGCCGCCGACATCACGATCTCGCTCTATAGCGAGGACAACATCGGCGGCACGGCCACCCAGATCGTAAGCACGGTCTCGGTCCCCGCTGATGCCTCGCTCATTGTCATCGACCGGAACACCTCGATCTATCTTGAGGAAGACAAGTCGATTGGCGCGACTGCTGGCTCTGCAAGCGACCTCAAGGTCGTAGTGAGCTATGAGGAAATATCTTGACCGAGGAGTGAGCAATGTCTCGCAGACAAGGCGGCACACTAGGCACCTTCACGCCTCTTAGTACACCGAACGCGCCGACTGGTTTGAGCGTGAGCACGAGCATTGGCTCGGCGACGGTTTCGTTTGAGCCGCCCGCTGACACGGGTGACGGCGCGATCACGTCGTTTATTGTGACGGCGATTGACGAGAGCACGGGTGTTTCGGCTGGTGCTACTGGGTCTGCTTCCCCGATTACCGTTTCCCCCCCCGCTGGCGGCACGTTCAAGATTCGCGCGCAGGCGGTCAACAACTTCGGGCCGGGGCGACTGACGGAGTTTGATACGGGGAACGATATTTTGTCTGGGGCGGAGTTGTATAGTTGGGGCGACAACGGCTTCGGCCAACTTGGTCAAAACAGCACCGTTAACAAGTCCAGCCCTGTGCAAGTGGGTGCGCTTACGACTTGGTCTCAGGTTTCAGCGGGTGATTTTGCTGCTGCCTGTGTCACGACAGCAGGTACGCTCTTTACTTGGGGCCGCAACGCTTATGGCACGCTCGGACAAGGCAATACCATCAATCTCTCCAGCCCTGTGCAAGTGGGTGCGCTTACGACTTGGTCTCAGGTTTCAGCAGGCAACGGTCACACCGCTTGCGTAACAACCGCAGGGACGCTCTTTATTTGGGGGCGCAACAACTTCGGCCAACTTGGTCAAAACAATGCCAGCAATCTCTCCAGCCCTGTTCAGGTCGGCGCTCTGACGAACTGGTCGCAGGTTTCGGCTAGGGGGTCTCATTCTGCGTGTATCACGACGGCAGGCACGCTCTTTATTTGGGGGCGCAACAACTTCGGCCAACTCGGCCAAAACAACACCATTGACCGCTCCAGCCCTGTTCAAGTTGGAGCTTTGACAAACTGGGCGCAGGTTTCGGTGGGTCCAGCTTTCACCGTCTGCGTAACGACGGTGGGGACACTGTTTACTTGGGGTGAAGGGGGTCAAGGCCAACTTGGTATAAGCACCACCGCTGACCGCTCTAGCCCTGTCCAAATTGGTGCCTTGACCAACTGGGCGCAAGTTTCTGCTGGGGGTGACCCTTCGGGGGCTCACACCGTTTGCGTCACGACGGCTGGTACTCTCTTTACTTGGGGCCGCAACGACATCGGCCAGCTTGGTGACGGAACAATAAATAACAAATCTAGTCCGATTCAAGTTGGCGCTTTAACCAACTGGGCACAGGGTGCGGCGGGCCCCACCCACACCGCTTGCCTCACGACGACAGGCACTCTTTTTGCTTGGGGCAGCAACGGCGACGGTCAACTCGGACAAGGCAACACCATCAACCTCTCCAGCCCTGTGCAGGTAGGAGCGCGGACTGACTGGTATCAGGTTTCTGCAGGCGACAAATTTGTCCATGCCCTCATCGGAGTAGTATAAATGCCCAATTTCTCCGGCGTCTGGAACCTAAAAGAGCAGATTCAGGCCGTGGCCGCAGGGACGTGGACGGGGTTGCCGTTGCCGGAGCTTTACGCTTGGGGATACAACGCGGTCGGCAGACTTGGTGATGGTACGGTTATTAGTCGTTCCAGCCCGGTGCAGATTGGAACGCTGACAAACTGGTCTCAAGTTTCAGCAGGAAATGGTTTTTCTGCTTCCATCAAAAGCGACGGCACTCTTTGGACTTGGGGATATAATGGTAAAGGTTCTCTTGGCCTTGGCGATGTTGTTAATCGCTCCAGTCCTGTTCAAGTCGGTGCGTTGACGGGCTGGGCTCAAGTTTCCGCAGGTGCTACAGCCTTCGTTGCAGCCGTTAAATCCAACGGTACTCTTTGGACTTGGGGTGACGACGACGGTGGTAACCTTGGCCAAGACTCTATCGTTGACCGTTCTAGTCCAGTTCAGGTTGGCCTATTGACCAACTGGTCTCTAGTTTCGGCCGGTTCGCAATTCTGCATGGCAGTAAAGACCGATGGCACGCTTTGGACTTGGGGTGGCTCAAGCAACGGCAAACTTGGCGACAACTCTTCGGGTATTTTTTCTAATAAGTCGAGCCCTGTTCAGGTCGGAGCATTGACGACTTGGTATTTTATTTCAGCCAGTGTGCAAAACCCAAAGGCTATAAAAACCGACGGAACCCTGTGGTCTTGGGGCTATAACAGTAACGGCCAAATCGGCGATGGCACAATTATTTACCGCTCCAGCCCTGTCCAAATCGGGGCACTTACGAATTGGTCGCAAGCCGTT